AGGAATGGCCAATGATGAAATGGGCGCGAGAGTCCTCAGGGGTGAAGCTGTATTGGATCGGGCTACTGTTAGAAGAATAGGTGGAGAGCAAGGCGTAAAACAGTTACAACAGGGTAATAATGGCGGAGAAGTGGTCGTAATCCAACCGTTTAAACACTTTGGGCGGTTCGCAAGAGAAATCGGATTTAAGACTCCAAGAAAAACCGGAATGAGGGGAATGTAATGGCTGATATTACACCAAATAATCTTAGAGGAATTTTGATTCCCAAAGCTCAGATCACAAAAGATAATATATGGATTGGAGAGAGTTCTTTTAGCCAGGCTAATCCCAGGGCTGGAATCCCAGAACCCAAACAAATAAACACGGGGCTAGTGTTATCTTGTGCAGGGTCCCAAGAAGATATTATCAACATTGAAACCCAAACCGGAGGGATCCCGGGGTCCGCTGGTTTTGTTTGGTCGGGATCTGATAATATAGACATAGGGAAGAATCATTCTAATGTTATTACTGACTCCAAATATTTAGCTTATTCTTTGAACGCTGGATATCGCAATTCCGATGGTATAGGGGATAATCTAGGGAATTTGTATATTGTAACGGAATTTATTTCCATTACAGGATTACATGCAATCAAATTATTTAAACAAGAAAGAAACGGGCCTATCGTAGAAAAAAAGGTGTTTTTCTCTAGCAATATTACAACCGATACCGAAGCCAGGCCAATGATCGTTCAGCTTTCGGATGGGTCTATATTGGTCGCTTATTTTGATTATACAGAAGAAGATTATATTAATATGGTTGTGTGGCGGTCTTATGATCAAGCTGAGAACTGGACCAAGATATCATCAAGAGCCTTGGTGGGTCCTTATCGAATCTTTATTGGAATAACTGGTCCAACTTACGGAAAGGAGCTAGGAAAAACCAATCTAATCACCGTTAATAATAACGTGGTCTTGGTTATCGAATTGATTGGCCAGGGAGTCGGGGGTGGAAATGATTTCGTTTCTTTTGTGTCAAGAGATCAAGGAACAACCTTCCAATCTATTCGAGCCGGCGGTTTTCAAGATTATCATGAGCTTTCCGCAATTGCTTTAGATGATGGTCAATACTCGGTCACTTATATATCAGGGACACAAGAATTAAAAAATATGATCGTTCCGGATGTTTCCATTTTCTTTGGTGGAGATTTTGAAACTGAAAAATCAGTTCAGATTTCTAACGGACTATTAAATTTCTGCAGCTCTGGAACCAATGCGCAAGGTGGAACTATCTTAGAAGATGGTTCTATGACTTCTTGGTTCCAGGATGGAAGAATTTATGTAGCTGCAAAATTAACGGATAATAATATTATTGGTTTTGTTTCCAGTGATCTTGGGCAGAATTGGGAATATATAGCCGGGGATAATCCAGGGACCACAAGCGGAAAAATTTATCGGGCGGAGTCTTCTTCTTCCATTGACAGGTTAAAATCTTGTCTTTGGGAAGGATATGCAATTCTTTTAGGCCAAACCAATAACAGCATCCTTGGAATATATCTAGGGGGCTATTCTTCTGTGACTTATCCAGCTTTGGTTAATCAGCCGGATTTCTATCAATATTTTTATTATGTTACTTCTTGGCTTTCTCACTTTGAGCCTCAAGATTCCACCCTATGGACTACAACCGGAGCCGGAGCAAAAAGCTTAACATCAACAGGATTAAGGCTTCAAACAAGCTCAAACACTAGATATTTCACGCTAGCCGGTGGAGCTTTGACTAATCCGAGCCAGACTATAAGATTTAAATTAAAAGTGGATGCGGGCGGGTCATCTTCTTCCGATCAAATAGCCGTTGTTAAAAATGCCGATACTGGGGTAACAGCCTGGACAATGAGAATTAGATTCAGTACAACCGGATTCGTAGTTAGAGATCACGCTACAACCCTTCACACACAAGCCATTTCAATGACTAATTTTATTGAATTTATGGTATCAACAAGTCAAGAAAAATGTGAAGTGTTTTGGAGAACTTGGGATGAAAAACAAGCTAAGAAGTGGAACAAGATTTCTGTTACTTTGGGAGCTCAGGGAACCGGAGCCGGGAATTCTTTAGAATGGGGGAATATTGCTTCTTCCACATCCGATTCGAGATGGACTGAATTTCATCTAGGGCTAGGAGGTGCAAAGGGCGTAATAGATGATTCTTCCCTTCGTTCCGCTACATATCCACCGTTTTCCAGATATGTCTATATTGACCAGGGCTTAAATCTTACAGCCAAAGAATCACCGGCTAGAGAAGGAGATCAATATCAAATAGACCCAAGATATGATTTTCCTATTGAAAATGTCTTCCATCAAGTAGCATCCAGCCCAAGAATCGTTTGGCGCTCTAAAAATGATACTGCTAATCAGACAATTGGCGTTTTAATGGATGCTACAATTGGAGCCAATGAACCAAGCTTGGCCCTTAATGATGTGGGGGGGCTTCACTTATCAAATATCAATTTTGAAAGCTTTATTCTTCAATTTTGGGATGTTGGGACTATGGCTTGGACTGATCATCTTTCTGTCAATGTTTCCGATGGCCTAACGGGTACTTTTGAGCGCAAGGGTTCCACAATACAGCCTAACGCATTGGGTAACTCATTCTATCTCCATTATGGAGAGTGTAAGGGATGGCGCGCCCAACTGGGAACGGGTGATAATGCCAAGATTGTGAAATTGAAAACAAATTCGGAGGGTGTTTGGGGTAATAATTCAACACATAAACGAGCCGTGATAATGATTGATAGCTCTCTTGTGGATGTTACGACCCTCCCAACTTCCGGAGATTTTAAATTAATACCTGATTCTATTACCATTACTACTGAATTGTTGCAGAATATCAAGCTTGGGGAAGAAGCGTTCGCGATTAAGATTCCTATCCAGGATACTCTTGAAGGATATTTCCAGATTGGGACTATGATCTGGGGACACGTTGCTTTTATGGCTCCACAATATCAAAGAGGAAGATCAATCTCTTATGAACCAAATACTCAAGAAATGACCACCTTAGATAATACGTTTCATTCCAGGAGATTATCCGATGGTTCCAGAACATTCCAAGTAGCCTGGACTGAGCCAGTAGACACTCGAAATATTATGAGTAGAACGCCGGACTATTGGCAGCTATCTAGCACAGTCGGATCCCAACCAGTAGCGAATTATGGCGATAGTCCTTATCAAATGATGGGGATATGGGATCAACTTGGAAATCAATATCCAGCGGTTTACCTTCCTTCCATTACCAAGGGAATTAATAATCAAGTCTTCAATCGTTATCACGAACACGCGCTAATCAGACCAACGGGAGCATTAACAATTGAATCGGTCCTAGGTGAAGAAGAAGAAAATGAAATGTTCAGAATCGCCACTATCACTCTTGTGGAGATAGAATAATGTTCCAGGATGATTTTATCGGGATGGAAATGTGCTTCTTGTTAGATATTGACTATCTAGGGATGAATTACAGGTTTTCAACGATTCCAATTGATTTACAGGACTTATCCGAATTATCAACTGTTAGATATAGTGGTGGCTTGGATGATCCAGATATTTCACAATCCACTTCTTTTGTAGGATCAGAAATTGAATCGGACTCAATTTCTTTGGAGCTTGTATTTTTTAATTTGGATTGGGTGCAAGAATGGCTTGGAGGAAGATCACTGGCCTTTTCACAAGTTAGACTTTTCTGTGTTCCAATTTTGGAGGAAAAAACATCCTATACAATCCAGGAAAGAATCGAATTGTTTTCTGGAAAGGTTACTGATCCGATATATGGAGATCCAACCAAGCCCAAAGGATGGATATCATTTTCAATTCAGAATGATCTTAGTGTTCAAAATGTGAAATTGCTAGAAGGGAACAATGAAATAACAAGGAATCGATTTCCGACTCCCGTTACTGATGGAGTCTATGGCAAGTATGCTCCTTTTATATTGGGAAAGCCTGGTATTATAATTCAAGCTGGATCAAGCAAGAGCATCGAATTTGTTAATAAGTATCCAAGCACGCCGGCCTATAGAGTCTATTTTAGGAGAACGTTAGGACCATATGAGGAAAATATAAGATTTTTAATTGCTAATCACGATATAAAAGCCTCAATCGGAAGAATTTACGATCCAAAAGGAGGGTCGTTTAGAAATCCAATTCTACAAGATATAGATGATGAAGGGAATATCTATTCCTATATAAATTTAAGATTTACGGGCGCGGGTCCGGTGGTTTTAGAATATGATAATTTCCAGCAATTAGCGATTGATGCCGATGGAAATCTTGTGGAATTGTGGAATGAGTATTATGCTTCTTGGGGTGAAGAAGATGGGGGGTTCTTCCAAGATTTCTTATCAGGCGCGCTTACAAAAGGGGGCGATATTTGCTTATACGTTCTGGACAAGCTCCAACTCGAATATGATTATGATGCCTGGGTTGGTCTGCTTCCTATTTTGAATCGCTATGAATTCTCAGGATATATGGATGACTATGAGGTTACAGCTTGGGACTGGCTAAAAAATAATATTATCTCTTATCTTCCCATCGAGGTGGTCAATTCGGCCGGTGGGATCACGCCTAATTTAAACTTGTATTTTTATAGCCAAACACCAGAAACCCAATACACAATTACAGAAAACGGGCAATTTGAAATCATTACAGGGATCCAACCGCTAGATCAGCCAATTCTAAATCATCTAACAATTAAATTTTGTTATTCTTTGGCCTATGATTCTTATCAGTCTTCTATTATTGTAGATCCTAGAATCACAGAAGAACAGGCGTTAATTGTCAATGATCCAGTGGCTAGGCTATCGTTCCAGCGGTTTGGTCTTCGGGAAGAAGTTTTGGAGCTGCCTTTTGTTTGGGATCTAAAAACAGCTTTTAGGATTGCAAGAGATAAAATAAGAGTAAGGGGGCTAGGGGCCAAGGCTATTGAGGTTTCGGCTACTCCAAGATATTCTTATCTAGGGATCGGGGATATTATTTCCTTGTCTAGTGATATCGGTTTGGAGAATCATAAATGCCAAATCATTGGAAAAAGCTGGGATGATAACAGATGGAGATTCGTTCTCCACATTGAAGAAAATCCGATAATAAACCCAAGGGGCTTATAGTTTCCGTTTGGTAATTACCGAATAGAACAAACAGTGATAGAATAGGGATATGTTAATATTCTTAGATAGACAACACGCCGGAAAACCCAAGAGAGTTTCAGATAGAGGCGCTGGCCAAGATATAAATGGCGATGGTTTAATATCTTGGGCTGAAAAAGAAGCAATTTGGACAGGCAAATTATCTTTAGAGCTTGAAATTTTACTTTTAGAGCTGGGTTATAATGTGATCCCCATATCAGATGGATCATACGCTGAACGCCACAAAAGAGTCAATAATTACGCGATAGGCTCTTTGGATAGTATCTATCTAGCTTTACACTTGAACGCCGGCGGCGGTGATTATGGTAGTTTCTTCTATCATCATAGTTCAGTAAATGGAAAACAACTAGCGGAAGAAATTTCTTTAGAGTTGCAGAAGAACATTCAATTGTTGAAAAGAGTAAAGCCGATTTCTTGTCAGGGTACTGACTGGACAAAAAACGCCTATTATACGATTAAAGGGGTCGGAAGACCCGTGGCTATTTGCTGTGAACCGATATTTATGGACACACATCAAGAGCTATTAACGGATAATGGGATGAAACAAATAGCTCTTGGGATATCTCAGGGCGTTAAAAATTGGATAATGCGATGAATGACCAGGTATGGATTCAACTTCTCACCGGACCCGTTGGCGCGCTGGTCCTATCTCTTATGGCGTTGTTTATTGTGGGGAGATGGATTGGACAGCATCTTCCAACTTGGGTAAATAGACACTTGGATCAATTTGATAAAGTTATCCAGGAACATTCCTTCGACCGCGAAATATACAAGAAATCTATATTTGATGTAACGATTGAAATCAAAGATGTGGGAAAAGAAGTGAAGTCCATAAAAGAAGATGTGATCCAAATAAAATCTAAATTATAGCCTGGACCTTCTTCTTTATTGATTCGGGGCTGAATAGATCAAAAGGAACTTGCTTAAAGAGCGTGTGTCCTCCTTCTTGATTCTTTACAGGGAAATGATTCAAGTTCTCCAAATTAACTTCCACGGCCTCCCAAAGAAGCTTTGAATCAATCCAAGCCACATAGATCCACCGATCCCAAATAAACCCTTCTATCGTTAAATTACTCATAGGTAATCCATTCTTTAATCCTTTCAATCGAGAAGCAACTTCCAAGGGTTGTTTTGGGTCCTGATTCTTCTTCCATCTAGCGGAAAAATGTGGCTTGGGATGACAGTTCCAGACACGAGCTGCTATTGAGAGAGTTTCTTGTCCGTGGGTATAATAGAAATCTATTCCATATTTCATATCGACTAGCGTTCTATTGGTACTCTGCCAAACTCCGGGAAATTCTTCTTTCAAGCTTGGGATTATATATTTTTGAAAGTTTTTTTCACCGCGTGATATTCTTTTTTGTTTGTGCATTATATTCCCGTTTTTAGGGTATTATAGCACGATTTTTGTAATGAATCGGTTTATTTATATTAAAAACTTTGTAATTTTATTTGCGTATATATATATCCTATGATAAGTATATATATACACAACAACAATCAAACAAGGACAAACGACATGATTACAAAAAACATAGAAATGTTTAATAGTCAAATTAAGAAGTTTAGAAGATTTAACAAATCAAATGACTTGATCAGAATATGGATAACAGCGCGTAACGTTAGAGAATTTTATGGAATTAAGTTTGAAGATTGTCAAAAGATTTTCAAAGAACTAAACATTTAATTCAAACCTTAAAAACCTAGCCCCTTAATTGGGGCTTTGTGGGTACACACTATTAACAACTAACAAACAGAGAAAACAAAATGAAATTCTATACAAATACATTCATTTGCGGAGTAATCGCTTTACTTGCGCTTAAAGTCATCGAAAAAATTAATGAGTATCCTGTGTATGAGAATACTCAGGAGTGCCAAAAAACCACAACCCAAGGAGAAAGACAATGATTAAAACGTTTAAATTACTAGCAATTAGATCGCTAAGAAGATCACTCAAAAAGCACGGAAAAGCGAAAACTAGAGAGATAGTGAAAATATGGAAGCCAAGCAACCCGGACTTTCTTGATGCTTGGGAAGAAGCTCTTAAAGAGGTGCTCAAATGATTTATTCTATCAAGAATTTAGGATATGAAATTGGCACAATTCAAACCGTGGAAACCTATGGGAATATTACATATCGGGCTATTTTATCCTTTTCTTCAAAAAATGGGGATATAGTATCGAAATATTTCGGTAAATTAGAGGATGCTAGAAATTGGATCAATCTTAAATACAACCTGGTAAAAAACACCAAGGAAGATCCGATTAATTTCGCTTCACTTCTAAAAAGGGATCTTAGAGAGAGTGGATTATCTCAAAGAGAGATATCCGAGTTTATAAAGTGCCACCCTAGAAGCATCACAGCTTGGTTGGCTGGAACACAATATCCAGCGGCTCATTTTCTATGGCGAATTTGTAAAATGCTAGGGCAAGAAGAAGCTCCAAAAAAATTAATGCAATATATGAATCTTATTGAAGGTGAAAGATAATGTGGAAACTTGAACACCAAGGAATCCTTTTAGGACAGCCAAGAAGCTTGGGCCGGCCAAGAGGAACTAGAACGGGAAGGGTTTATACAGCTCCAAAGGATCGCAATTATCAAAAGCTTCACTTGGCAGCATTAGGGGAAAGTCCTTTCAAGTTAGATGGCCCAATTCGGATTCAAATTGTCTTTGTTGGAAAACGCCCAAAGAGATTGGAAGGAAAGAAACATTCAGATTCTAGAATTTGGAAAACTACCAAGCCAGATATCGACAATATGATCAAGATGGTTCTAGATATTTTTACAAAATGGGGTATCTGGAACGATGATTCCCAAGTGGTTTCCATCCAAGCTGAGGATTATTATTCTGGCAAACATGAGGAACCTCACACAGTTTTTCAATTATATACTCCGGAGGAATGACATGAATATTAGCCTTTTCCCTAACATTAAAGACAATAAACCAATAAAATACACAGGAAACCTACAAACAATATCTAAAGGATTATTACATCCTTGTCTTCCGTATGAGGTAGCAGCTAAGAAGGAAATTCCTTTGTGGAGTCCTACCGTTTTCGATGGGACACGTTCTTCCGCTAATGCGAGGGAAATCGGATTCTTGGTCTATGATATTGATGATGGATTGACACCCTTTTCTACTTGGCGGTTGTTCTCCAAGTGGATTGTCCTGGCTCATACTTCATTCAGCCACAAACCACATTTTCACAAATACAGAATCATCCTTCCTTTGGCCAAAGCGGTTCCAGCTGGTGAATGGGATCGGGCGGCCAAGTGGGCTGTTAATTTCTGGGCTGATATTGTTGGGAGGGGCGAGCCAGATATGAAAGCATTGAAGGACCGGGCGAGAATATATTTCCGATATGCCCTTCCATTGGATGAAGGACACACCAAACAATCTCCACAACAGCCCAAGAACTATTTTTCCACGGCTTCTTCTTTGTCTGGGGATCTCTTGACTCTTGATTGGGAATCAATCCCCAAGGAAGCACCCAAGGCCCAAAGAACCAAAAATCCATCCAAGGGCAAATTTAAACACAAAGCACCGGTGACCATTGAATCATTACAGCTTGATACACGATTCAGAACTTCGATAGCAGAAAGATCAGGGGGGACAATCATTGGGAACACAGCCAGATACATCCAGTGTCCACAATGCCAGGATACTTCTGTCTTCTTTTCGATCGATCTAGGGATGCCCAACGCGATGAAATATCCACAATGCAACCATAAAAACTCTTGCCAGTGGTGGGGAACGTTAAAAGATTTATTATAGGAAAACCGATTTATTACATCAAAAAATGGAGAAAAACAAATGAATTACATTAAAGAAATACTTAGAAACTATTTTGTTTCATATATCGAATATTCAAATATTGCCGGGATAGATCCTTCTCATATCAATAGATTATTCAAGAGAAAACACCGGCCGATGTTGAAAACGATTAGAACCTTGGCCCAAGCCTTATCCAGAATAGATGGCAAAGAATGGACCATTCACGCCAAGCACATCCAAGAAGAAACTGAATTGAAGAAGGTGGGAAGATGAATCCGACTATGAAGATTGTTGGAAGCTCCAATCATACACAGGAAGAAAGACAGAATAATGATTATTATGCTACTGATCCCCAAGCCTTTAAGGATTTTCTTTGGGCTTTCCAGGATAGAGATCAAGAAGAACTAGATCGGATGATATGGGAGCCAGCATGCGGAGAAGGAAACTTGGCCAAGCTGCTAATGAAACGGGGGCACATTGTTCTAGCGACCGATAAAATAGATCGTGACTTTGGTAATGTGCATGACTTCTTGGAGAATAAGGACCGCTTAGAATGGCGTGGTGATATTATTACCAATCCACCTTACAAAGGGAATATGGATATCGAATTTGTCAAACGTTCCTTGGATATAGTATCCCCAGGAAAATGGGTGATAATGCTTTTCAAGGTTCAGTTTCTAGCATCAAAGAAAAGATATTTTTTGTTTCAGAATCTTCCTCCAAAATATATTTACATTCATTCATCCAGGATAAAAATTTGGAAAAACAATGAAGATGATGGTGGCTCTAATGCTTTGGATTATGCTTGGTATGTCTGGAAGAAAGGATATCAAGGCGATACTGTTACGCGATGGATTCCAGCGGAAAGTTATAGGGGTGAAGAATGACCAATCAAGAAAAAATTGAACTTATGGCACAGCTGGGAAGCGAACTTGGCCACGTTGTAACATTAAGAGAAGATTCCAAACCTATTGGAGCCGATAGACAAGTTTGGGAAATGCTAGACAAGCCAAGAGCTATTTACAAGGAAGATCAAAGAACGCTAAAAAACACAGTAAGACCACGCCCAAACAGAAAGAACCTGGCGATCATCTTTGAGCTGGATCCAGATTACTCTAATGTTCAATATCACGATCACGCCACCACCCTTTTGAAAGATAAAGTGATCATTGATAAAGCCGGATGGGAAGATATAGCTTTGGACCTGGAAGACAGATATCGACTAGAAGTAAATGATACGATGCTAAGGAGTTCTTTGTTTCGCGTGGGATTCCAGAATCAAATTCACCCTATCAAAGATTATTTAGAATCTCTTGAATGGGATGGTGTGGCCCGGTTGCAAAGATATGCTACTGATATATTAAAGGCGGAAACCAATTCAGTAACGGAAGAACTTATCCAGGCTATGTCTTTAAAGTCTTTTATTGGTCCGGTGGCGCGCATCTATGAACCAGGCTGTGAAATGCACAGTATGCCTATTTATATTGGAGATAAGGGCGTGGGGAAATCTATGTGTATCAAGCTTCTTTCTCCAAGAGTAGAATGGTTTGATAGAACAAGTTTAAAGATAGGCGATAAGTCAGCTTTGGAACACATTCACCAGACTGGCGTATGGCTTCAAGAAATTGCGGAGCTTGCAGATTTTCAAGGGAAGCACGCAAACAAGATTAAATCATTCTTGACTACTGAGAAAGATCGCTATCGGATTGTATATGATAGGGATATTGTTTATAAGGATCGCCGGATATGCTTCTTTGGGAGTACGAACGATTATCAAATCTTGGATGATGGATGGGAAAGAAGATTCTGGATCTTCAAGATTACTTCAAAGGTGAATTTGAATTGGATTGTGAAGCATCGCGATCAGTTATGGGCCGAAGCTGTTTCCGCTTATAAATCAGGGAAAGAATGGCATTTATTGCCACACGAGGAGGAAATGCTAAGGAGATACCAAGAAAGCTATCTAGTGGATGATCCTTGGGCTTGTGGTGTTGCTGAGTGTATAGATCGCAAGATAGAACTGGGTTCAGTGGGTGCTTCCACCAATGACATTATGGAATGGATTGATCTTCCAGTATCCCAACGACACACAGGTAATTCGAGAAGAATATCGCAAATATGTCGTGATGGAGGATTCCAATTGAAACGGACAGGGACCGGAAGATTTTGGACCCGAATTACCTAATGACAGATAGTGACAGATAATGACAGATAGCCCAGGTTATCTGTCATTGTTATAGCCTCCAACCTTGGGGGCTTTTCGCGTTTTTATGACAGATGACAGATAAAATTCGATTCTCTATATATATAATTATATAAATAATTATTTTTAATTATATTTTTATTTTAGTATATATATATATATATTCTTCTATAACAACGATAGACAGGGGGCAAAGTGCTATGACAGATAGCCTGTTTTATCTGTCATTATCTGTCATGAGGGTTCTACAACAACGGAAAACACGAGGCCAAAAATGACAGATGATCTGTCATTATCTGTCATAAAACCAAGAAATGACCACGTTTATTCAAAATAATAGGCTATTATTTCCTCAAAGGAGATTCTTATGCCATTAATATTCTTAGATACTGAAACAACCGGCTTGGATCCTAGTCAGGGCCACGAAATAATTGAGATAGCTATAATAACAAGATACTCAAACGGGAATGAAGAAGTCTTCCACACTAAGATCAAGCCCCAAAGAATCAACCAAGCACATCCAAAAGCATTAGAAGTTAATGGATACAATGAGAAAGATTGGCTCGAAGCGATCACGATGGAAGAAGCGATCAAGGAGATAGCTTCCAGATTACAATATGGAATGATTGTGGGCTATAATCCTTATTTTGATTGGCGCTTCATTCAAGCTGCTATGAAGGAATATGGAATATCTCCGAGCTGGCGAATCCGCTGTCTGGATTGTATGGTCCTGGTATATGAACATCTAAGACCAAGTGGCCTTAAGTATCTATCTTTGGATTCGGTTAGGGATTTTCTTGGATGGGATAAAGAAGGATCTCATAGCGCGCTAAAAGATACAAGAGATTGCCAAAGACTTTGGGATCTGTTATTGGAGAATTAAGGTATTTGTTTTCTCCATATACCCTGTTGATGGTGGTAAAGACCGAGATTTATTCTTGGTCTTTCTTTTCTATGTCTTTGAGCGTTCTTTTCACCCAACGTTCTCCCGGTGTTCCTCCCCATAAGGCCCAAGCGATAGCGGCCTTTGAAGTCTTGTCCTTCCTTGCCTTGGCTTCCTTGGGTGATTCTCCGTGTCTAGCAAACCAAGCTCGCATTAATTCAAGCTGTTTTCTATCAACTCCACCGCTTATTAATCTTCTTGCGGTCCTCATTCCAGTTCCAGGAACTTTCTTCCCAGATTCTTCCTTGTAGGATGCTCTTTGGGCTAGAGGTCTTGAATTATTATATTCGACAGCTCTCTTGGCTAGTAACTGAATTTGTCTTGGTACTCTTATCTTCGCCATTTTATATTCTCCTCTTGATATAATAATTATATCACGATATACTATTATTAGGGAAAAGGCTTAGCCTTTAGGGGAATTTCGGTTCCCCTTTTCTTTTTATGTGGAAACTATGGCACGAACACCGATTGAAGATCACGCTATCTCTAGGAAAATAGTCCGGCTCATGAGAGAAGGATATCCACAAAGACAGGCCACTGCCATCGCTTTTCGTATGTTCAAAGAGGGAGAACTATCCATCCCTAGGACACAAGATCAGGCAAAAAAAGACCGCGAAAAACGGAGAAGAAATTACTTCCGGGATCGCAGGAAAAGAACCGATCAAGAACCGATCAAGAAATAAAAATCTTATCCTTGGCTCCTAAGAGATCAACCGGGGGAATGTTCTTAAAATAAAGTAAAGTAGGGAATGAAGTGGGATGTGGGTCCCACTTCTATCTAATAATATTAAATTTTGAATGGAATAAGAATGATTGAATTACATAATGCTGATTGTCTTGATGCTATGAGATTGATGGATGATGATGCTTTTGAGCTGGCAATTGTTGATCCACCTTATGGGATAGAAAGATTTAAGAAGCCGGCAGGAGGAACAAGATTTAAGTGTTCCACAATGATGCAACAAGATGGTTTAGTTTGGGATAAAAAGCCTAGTCCAGAATACTTTAATGAGCTGTTTAGAGTATCAAAAAACCAAATCGTTTGGGGTTCTAATAACTTTACGCTTCCACCTAGTGAGTATTTTTGTGTGTGGAATAAACATCAAACAGTAGATAACTTTGCATCCGCAGAACTCGCTTATGTATCAAAAGGCTTGAAGATGCCGGCCAAAGTCTTTGATTTTTCCATACACAAACACAACCATACAGACAAGATCCACCCAACACAAAAGCCCGTTACTCTCTATACTTGGCTATTGGAAAAGTACGCAAAGAAGGGAGATCGAATACTAGACACGCATCTAGGATCGGGATCGATAGCGATAGCAGCCCACAACCTAGGCTATGACTTGACAGGGTATGAATTAGATAAGGACTATTATCAAGCAGCTTGCAAGAGATTAGAGCAACACCAGAAACAATTAAGGATGTTTTAATGATCAATCTATTAGGCCGTGTGCGTAGAAAAAAAAGACCCCGCACTGCTCTCACCGCGACTTTTTTTTGATATTGGTTATTTTTTTGAGAAAAAACAAGAGGTACAAAATGAAATATGAAGATTTAAAAAAACGAATTCACAATCTCTCTAGAGATTCCCAAATTATTTTTATCAGCTTCAAAGAATCTGAAGAATTAATTTTAGACTGGAAAAATATATTTTTTGAAACCAATCCAACCCACTCTAAGAACTGGATCAATATGGAAATAGAGATTCGATATCTTCTTTCTCTTGGGCTATTATGTTATTCTGGAATCTCCATTGAAATCAAGGAGCGCTAAATGATCCAATTATTAAATGGTGATTGTCTGGAAGAATACAAGAACATAAAACAAGGATCGGTTGATCTGATTCTTTGTGATCCTCCCTATGGAGTTATATCTAATCTTGCCTTAGATGGCTGGAAAAAAGATGGCTGGAAAAATACATCTTGGGATATTGCTATAAATCCAGAGCAAATTTTTAAGATTGCAAATCAGCTTTTAAGGATGAACGGAAAAATGATTTTATTTTCTCAAGAACCTTACACTAGCCAATTGATTCAATCCTCATTTGAAAATATAAATTTTTGTTATCGAATGATATGGCAGAAAGATCATTTTGCAAATTCATTAATTGCAAAAAAAGCTCCGGTTTCATTTTATGAAGATATATTGGTGTTTTATAAAAAATATGATTTAAAAAACTTACATCCTCTTAGAGATTATTTTTCTAAAATCTTTTCTTTCATAGGGAAAACAAATTCACAAATAGCCAAAAAATTAGGCCACAGAAAAGCGGAGCATTGTTTTTATTTGAGCTCATCACAGTTTGGTCTATGCACAGAAGAAACATATTTAGAATTTATTGATATATTCAGAATTGACAAAATGAAAGGATTTAAAGATTTTAATATACTTAAAAAAATTAACTCTAAATTTAACTCCACATTTAACTCCACATTTAATCTTAAACCAAATCAAAAGTACAAATCAAACATTTTGAAATATAGCAAAGATTATCAAGGGCTACATCCTACTCAAAAACCTGTATTGTTATTAGAAGATCTAATTCAAACGTATTCAAATCCTAATGATCTTATTCTTGATTTTACAATGGGCTCGGGTTCTACTGGCGTAGCTTGTTCAAATACAAATAGAAATTTTATTGGGATAGAGAAGAATCAAGAGTATTTCAACACTGCCAAAAATAGACTAGAAGAACACCAAAAACAATTAAGATTATTCTAAGGAACGCTAAATGACAATAGGAAGAAGAAGCAAATTCACAAAAGCTAGAAAAGAAAGAATCATCCAAGCAATTGGAGCTGGATGTTCTTATGAGATGTCCGCGGATTATGCAGGGATTTCCCGCCAAACTTTGTGGAACTGGATCAAAAAAGGAGAAGAAGGAAAAGACCGCGCGTATTTTACCTTTCTTGACAATATAAAAAGTGCAGAAATTGAGGGGGCCATGTCCAATCTTGGAACAATCCAAGAAGCATCTAAGAAGGATTGGAAAGCTGCAGCTTGGATCTTGGAAAGAAGACATGGATATTCTAGGGATGGAATGAAATCTTCCAGGCCCCAAGAAGATAAGGTGGAAATGCCAAAAGACCTTCTTTCATTATTAAGACAAACAGCCAAAGATATAAAAGAATCATCCGACAAAGCAAAAGAATCTGAATCGTGGCAAGCTTACGCGGCGCTCCAAAGACAATTATTAGCCGTGGTATCTCAGATCAGATTGATAGAAGCGGAAGAAGGAATCGGAGATGAAATGGATGGATTTAGCGATGAACAATTATTGGCGGAGATCACCGGGGCAATTGTCTCCCTTCCTCCAATTCTTAGACAACGACTAGAGGAAACGATTATAGGATTTCAGAACGTGATATCTATAAGGGAGAAGAAATGACAGTAATACAAGCGATCGCTATCGGATTACTAGGCGGGACACTAGGGACCACCGGGATCTATATCTGGATTGAAGGCAAATCAAAGAACTGGGAAAAAGTCCAGGAAAACCAATCCGAAACCCTTCTAGCTCTTTCTTCTATTCAGTCCGATATCAACCAAGGAAAAATTGATATTCAAAAGAATCTAACAGCTCCGGATCTCCTGAATGTAGCTTGTTCAAAAGAGTATCTTTTATCGAGTAATGATCTTCTTTGTCGGGAAATGTTTTGTCGATTGCAAACAAGGGAAGGTGATGGAGCTGCACAATCGGAATGTGAAGAAATATCGAATGTTTCGAATTCTCTTTCAGTCCTAAAAGATTGTGCTAAATTGGGCCTAGAAACTGAAGTGTGTATAAGCTACATAGGGAAGCGAAAATGAACTTCTGCGAGATATGTAATTGTGATCCTTGTGATTGTGCAGATATGGGGCTAAAGAATGAATTTTGGAGAATTTTGCCGGAAGGAAATGAATGGAATGGGAAAATCAATCCATTGGCTTACTATCCAGGTTGGAGCAAGCGCGAGCGTGATATCAAAATGGAGAAAGGGGACCAATCCAAAGACAGAATATTTCTTGAAGGTCTGCCGCGTGATATCTCAGGCCAAAGGAATTCCATTATTAGAAGTTATAATTCAAGCTGCTGCATCAATGGGAATAGAATTGGATGAACGCGATTAGAAACGCTACTAAGAATATGAGAAGGTTACAGGATCGAACAAAATTAAATCCGTTAACGTATTTTTGCCCAACGCCACCCCAAGAAAAGTGGTTAAAAGATAAGTCAAAGATAAAATTATTATTAGGAGGGAATCAAGTTGGAAAGACTTACGCTGCAACTGCAGAGCTTTTATTTCGCTGTTTGGGGAATCACCCTTATTTACAGGTGGATCCGCCACCAATTCAAGCCTTCCTTATTACCCATTCACATCAACAAAGTATAACAATTCAACAAAAACTTTATGAAATGTGCCCAAAAAATTCTTTACATCCAAATTGTGAATTTGTTCCAGGAAGGGGCTTCCGGGGGATTCATCCCGTTGTCAGGTTTTCTAATGGTTCGATGATTCATATCAAGACAGCGAATCAAGGGCTTGGATTAGCCTCCGCTACATTATCTTATGTCGCCATCGATGAACCTGTGTCCCAAGAAGTTTGGGGGGAGCTTTCTAGTCGAGTTTTACGCGGTGGAGCTGGCGGGAAAACTGGAACTATCGGAATTACAATGACTCCGGTCGGTCAGGATGTTTCATACCTCCAAAAGCTAGTAGAGGAAGGAATTGTTTCTTGTACAAGAGCCCCGCTAAGCGTTGAAGACACGACACCAAAATTTTGCAAGCCTATAATATCCCAAGATCAAATTGATGATATTTCCCGCGCCTATCTTCCGATTGACAGGGCCGCAAGATTAAACGGAGATTGGACCGTGGGAATCCCGGAAGGAAGAATCTTTGATTGTTTTACGGAAGAAATGATTTCTTCTGATCCAGCTCCCCAGGCTAATTATCAATTCGCTATTGGAATCGATCACGGATCCCAACCCAATGCACAGGTGGCAATTTTGGCCGCGATAAATATGGCCACTCCGGATAATCCTTGGGTTTATATCCTGGATGAATATATATCCGGGGCAGCTCCGCCCGAAAGTCACGCGCGCGCAATTTTGGAAATGCTCCGAAAAAACCAAATAGAGCCAAACCAGTGCAGATGGACCGGGGATAATGTGCATTTTGGAACCGGTCGAAATGGATCGGGTAAAATGTCGAATTCTCTCTTGATGCGATCTTTTGAATCGGTGTTAAGGGTTCCCCAGCTTCCTTTCCGAATACGTACTATCAAAAAGCCTCGATATAGTGTATATTACGGAAGTGCTATGATTCATAGCGTGATGGCACGCAAACAATTTTTTATTCATCCCCAATGTAACCGGTTAATCTTGTCGCTCCAACGATGGACTATGAAGAAGAATCAATCGGCTAGGTCAAAGGATGAATGGGGCCACGCGGTTGATGCCTTGCGTTATACGGTCGTTCCAACCCTAGAATCCTATAAACCAAACATTCCACAATCAAAAATTAGGTTATATTGATATGATGATGAATAAACCGATCAAGCCAATAGCAAATAGTACAGAAGAACAAGCTAGATGGGAACACACTTCATTAAGAAGAAGAATGATTCTTGGAGCTTGGGAAGAAGACCTGGAAGATGAATTAGCAAGACACCTTCCAGCCGATAGAAGGGATGCTTGGGGACCGGCTGATCTTTCTAGTAATCCTTTTGAGCAAATCACAAGACAATTATCAGTTTTATATCACGAGAATCCAAGTGTAACTAATCTTAATGGGAATATTGAAGCCTTGGTATCAAGAGAAGGACTAGTCACCAAGGCCGGCCTTTGGCAGCTAATGCAACGCGCGCAACAACTTGTACTAGGTCTTAGAGAAACCATAATTCGAATTGATGTAAATCCACACACTGAATCTGATTCTGTTCAAGCTCCTGGGATACAGTATAGAATTGTGACTCCGGATATGGTGTATTGTGAATCACATCCAGATCAGCCAGATATTCCAGTATATTACAAGGAATACAGGCTAAGAAAGAATCAGGATGGGAATTTGGTTTGGGTGGCGGATATTCTTGATATTCGTAATATGAATCAACCAACATTCGGAATGTATGAAATCAATCAGGATGGAAGACTCGGAAAAGATGTTTCGGAAATTTATATGGGTCACCCTGCCCATATTGGAGAAGATTATCCTTATAGAGATAAAACCGGAAAACCATTCCTTCCTATCACGCTATATCACGCGGAAAAAACTGGATATCTTTGGGATACATTAAACGGTTCTCAAATGGTTTATGGCTCACTCACATCGGCCGTTTTGTATAGTATGTGGGTACATTTGGTTCGCGATGCCTGCTGGGCTCAGAAGTATGTAGCCGGCCTTTCGGTTGCTGGACTGAATCAACTAGATCAGAATCAAATAGCGCGCCGTTCTAGTATTGCCACGGATCCTTCTTCCATCCTGGTCTTTACGCAAGATCCGGATGCACAGGGCCAGCCGCTTGTCGGGTCGTTCGCGGTTCCAACTGATCCCCATGCGCTTCTTGAAAGTATATCAAAATATGAGGTCCGCGTGGGATTGGCCGCCGGTCTTTCTCCAAGTGATATATCAAGATCATCAAGTGGAGAAGCGCGGTCCGGATATGCTTTGTCGGTGTCTAGGGCTGGCCAAAGACAAGCTCAAAAGAAATTCGCTCCGGTCTTTAGAATGGGTGATGAAGAACTATTGGCAAAAACTGCTATGTTATCCAATCGTTTTTTGGGAACCAATCTTCCAGAAGATGGATATCGCGTGTCTTATCATTCGATGCCATTAACCCCGGATGAAATGAGATCCCAAAGAGAAGATATCATCCAGAAAATGCAGGCTGGATTAATTTCCCCTGTTACTGCTATTATGATGATGTATGATGACATGGATGAACGGGAAGCCCGTGAATATCTAAGACAGATCAAAATGGAACGGGCCGAATTTTTATGATATGCTCACATTGTGGACAACCTTTAGATGAAAGGTCAATATTAGAATGGTTATCGAATGGAGTGGAATCTCTCTCCGAAACAATTCGCGCCGCTCACAAGGATTGTGAATATTCTTCTACCCAAGATCTTCTTGGTGAAGGACTGGAAGATCATTGGCTTCCATTAGATCATCTTCCATTGTTCCTGGATATCGCCTTGGAAATGAAGTGGGATTCCGCAGCTTTGGCAATTGAAAACTTTTATATTTATTTACAACAACTCAAAGAGGTACAAAATGAAAACAATAGAGCATGAGGGCTTTACATACGTTCTAAAATCAGAAATGGAATCTGCATTAAAAGACAGAATTCAGAAATTATCATCAAGAGCAATTGAAGCGGAAGAAGCTGCTAAAACATTACAAGATCAATTAGACACCCAAGCTGGAAAACTGGAAACACTGGAAACATTGAATTCTCAGATAAAAAACCTAGGGGAAGAACTAACGAGATCCGAATCAAAATATGAACGACACTTGGCAATTGCTGAAATGGGATTCCCGGATGAAGACCTTAGAGAAATGGTTGAATGGAGTTATCAAAAGGCCACCAAGGGATTAGAAGAAGCTCCGAGCTTGTATGATTGGTTAGGTGAAATCAAGAAAGATCCTTCCAAAGCTCCACGCGCCCTAGCTCCCCATCTGATTAATTCTTCTCAAGCTCCACAAACTTCTCAAGCTCCACAAGAAGAATCCCAAACCATCCAAGAAGAACAGCCAATAATGCTTCCACCGAAAACCAATAGAGGAGCACAATCGGCCCCGGTAAAATCTACTGATATGCTCAAAAGAGGCGCGGAAGATTTCGAGTTCTATAAAGCAAACCGCGATTCTATTCGGTCAGCTTGGAAACAAAGATAAATTGGGTGAAATGTTATGTTAGATTATAGATCGCTGAACAGCTTCCCAATAAACAGGACTTTTTCAGCAAATACAACAAATACCCAAGTGATGTTCCCCAGTAATGCCGGATATATGACTATTCAGAGTCCAGATCATAAAATCTTTGTCTCTTTTGAGGGTGAAGATGCCGGCGCGCCTAGTGCACATCGAATAGAAGTGAATTCAGGGGGAACAATTGAATTCAAATTGGCTAAAGGATATAACCGAACTCAATCCGTATACATATGCACGGAAAACTCAGGATCGGCCGATATAAATATTATATTTGAGGAGGGATAATGGCTAAAATATATAATCCAATTTCCCGACCTCAAATCATTAATTTTTCAAACACGAACAACCTAACGATAACTCATAATTTAGGTTATAGGCCAATTGTCTATTGCGTTGTCAATAATCAGATGGCTTATTGTGATGTTACTCACAATTCAGAAAATGAATTGGTTGTAAGTTTCCAAAATTCAATATCAGGAAGTATCTTTCTGAGATAAGATACCTCTAGGGAAAAACCCCTTATATATTTGAATCCAATCGGAGATAGAGAACAATGAATTTTTTTAATCCTAATGTAATTTTTGAAGGTAGCGTTCAGCTCGAAAATGATCCCTCGGCAGATAATCACGCGGTCCGAAAATCTTGGCTCGAAGCAAATGCAATTATGGGAATCCATAGCGATTCTTCTGTCCTTGCTGAAACTCTAATCGTTAATGGCGAAAAGCAACTTAAAATTAAGTCTTTGGCTGTAACTGATGTTAGCGTTGATGCCGTTGAAACTTCTTTGGCTGATTGGGTAACTAATAATTATTCAGCTGGAAATGAGCTTCAAGAAGGGGACATGTTAATCCTCACAAATACAAGCTCAGATCGTACTGAAACTTTCATCCATAATGGTGGAAGCGCTGGAACAACTGCAGATTTTACAGAAATTCAAGGCTCGGATGTTTCGGGATCAGAAGTTCGATCGTATTTCTCAGGCGGAACCGGAATTATTTACAATTCTTCTACCGGAGCAATTCAAGCGGATTCAACAGATATCAAAGGATTCTTTTCTGCTGGTTCTGGCTTGGCTTATGATGCTTCTAACGGTGTATTTTCTTTCAATGCGGATACTGATGGAGTCGGCGAAGGTGCAAGTAACCTTTATTTCACAGATGCTCGTGCCCAAGGTGCTATTAGCATCTCAGGTTCTGGCTTGGCTTATGCTGCCGGAGTTATCTCTTTAAATGCTGATACTGATGATGTGGCAGAAGGAACTAACCTTTATTTCACTCAAGCTCGCGCGCGTGGATCTGTTCAAGCTGCTTCGGTTGTTGGTCCAGAAATTCAATTGTTATCAGTAGATCAAGCAACAGGTAATTTGTCTGTTCCTTTGTCTGGTGTTTTTAATCAGTTCTCAGCTGGAAGTGGTTTAACTTTTAGCGGTGGCGATTACTCTTTCACTGGAAATACTGGCGATGTGACAGAAGGGACTAACCTTTACTTCACAGAAGCTCGTGCTCAAAGTGCTATCAGCATTTCAGGGTCCGGCCTTGCTTATGCTTCTGGTGTTATCTCTTTGGCTGCTGATACTGATGATGTAGCGGAAGGAACTAACCTTTATTACACTGATGCTCGTGCTCGTGCTGCTGTTCAGATTGATTCTGCTATTGCAGAAAACATTTTGAATTACAACGATGCAAACGGTAATCTTTCGGTTGATCTTAATGATCTTAGAACAGAATTTAACGCTATCAGCTTAACAGCTAATACTTTCCTTACATTGAATCATCAATTAGGAAAGAAATTTGTTCATGTGTCAGCTTATGACTCTAATGACAATTTGGTTCAATTGGATGTTCAATTAACAGATGGAAACAACTGTAAAATTAAAGCAGGAACAAATAAAACAGGACTAAAGATCTTAGTTTCTATGTAATCTCTCAAAAAAAGTTTCGGGGTGTACCTCTCGGATTTCCCTTGGTTCTTTTGAGCCAAGGGTTTTTTTGTTGCAAAATGATAATTTTTGATATATTCTGTAATTGAATTTGGTCGGGTCGTTCCCGTAAAAAACAGGACACCAAAAGAGAAAATAACCAACTTAAAATTTAATATAAAAAATAGGTGTAAAAATGACTATTACCAATACAAGTCTGGTCGGTGATCTTCGACTAGCTCAAATGATTTCACAAGAAATTAAACTTCTTTTGACTGATTCTACTAACCTCCGAAACACTCCTTATATGGACTTCGTTGGCTCTATAAATGGAATGGGTTCCGATACAATTCGCGTTAGAAAAGCGTTTCTTGATGGTGAAGATGGTTGGTCTGAATTTTCTTCAGGAACCGAGGCCGATGCTGTTTCAGATAAGGCTTTAACTGATGGTCATGTTGATGTTGTAGTAAAAAGACAAGCTCTCGCGTATTCAATTACGGATATGGCCAGTATGACTGGAATGGGTGGCGGTGATATTGATCCTTTCCGTATCGCTGAATCAATCGCTCGTTCTTATGAAGCACGTTTCGCTAATTTGACAGGTGCTTTACTTGGTGGTTTTACTCCTCAGGTTGGTTCTGCTGCTGCTATGTCGGTTTCGGTTTTCCTTGATGCTATACAGACCCTTGAAGCTGCTGATAGTGGAAAAGGCGCTCCTGGTCCTTACGTTTGTGTTTTGGCTCCGGCTCAATTTGCTGAGCTTCAAGATTCTATCCGCTCGGAGACAACTGGTATTCTCCAATTCGTAGCTCCTTCTTATGAAGCGATTTCTGCTAAGGGATCACACTATAAAGGCGCGTTCATGGGCGTTGAGATTTATACTTCTTCCTATGTTCCAGATAACGGCTCTAATTATGCGGCTGCTATGTGGGGACCTGGTGCTATTGGTTTCGCTACTGGAACACCAGCCGGTCTTCCGGGAGCTGCTGAAACAATGGAAATGGGCGAAGTCGTAATCGAAATGGATCGCGATGCAACAAAAGCATTGACTCGCATTGTTGGACATGCCTATCTTGGTTTGGCTATCATTGATGATGATCGCGGTGTTGAAATTGCTACTTTGGTTTAAATCTAAAGTTCAAAAAAAAGTATATGGGGAAGGATGGTTTATTCTTCCTCATTTATATCAAATATTAGTAGAGGTACACAATGAATATTAAACCACAACCTTGGGCTATGTCTAAACCGGATGCTCCCCAAACACTTCCAACCAGACCGAATCACCCTTTTTATTATAAATTTCATCCTACAAACTGGTCCTTTCATTATTTCAATGTTCCAAAAGAATCCAAGAAGAAAGACCCCGAAATGGAAAGAATTGGATTGTTTGTTCCTAATATCAGAATGGAAAGAATTGTTCCTGGTGTTAATGGAGTGCATCAAATTAGCGGTGAAATTGGTGAAGCTGGATCAAGAATCGGAAGACTTCAACAAAAGGGCTGGATCTATCTTTCTCCACAACAATATGACTATATGCATATCTATCCAGTAAGAGGCGGAAAATATCACGTTCCGAAATGGCTGGAAATTCGCGTGGTAGGTGGTCAAATTATTAAAAAAATGGATAAAGAATCTTTCTGGCGGTGGTCGTGTAATTTGCTCATAAATAACATTCTTCCCAGTCCAGAGCCTCACTTTTGGGAACTTCAAACATTTAGCCACCAAAAAACAATAAACAGATTATCTGGATCACAGCACATCCCAGAAGTAAAGATCAAATTAAACGAACACTATCAAATTCTAAACGATATGAAAAAGTTTATGACTGATTATGAATCTCAGGGAATGGAAATATATCATAGGATATTAAAATGAATTCTTCGACTCCATACGCTCCACAAATAAAAGTCCCAGAATTATTGGAAAGAGGAAAATCACAAACTTCCCTACTTCCGATATATCGGGATGGCGCTTTGGTTTCTCCTACTGGGGTCAAGTATACTTTAATTGCTCCGGATGGGTCCAAAACTGTGGATAATGCCACGGCTACTTATCCGGGGAATATTCCACAATACACACATTCCGCTTCCCTTCTATCTGATAGCTTGAATTTAGGGGAAGGATATGTCCAGGAATGGACCGTAACGCTTGAAGGGTCACCCTTTATATTTAGAAGAAACGCGGCCCTGGTTAAGAGAAGATTATATCCAGTGATATCCGATGGTGATCTAACTTCCACTTATTCTCAGCTGGCAGATATAAGACCATCCAATCTAACTTCCTACCAAACATATATAGATGAAGCTTGGTACACAATGATCCAGAAGTTAAGACAAGAAGGTGGTGGCCTGGAATATCTTGTTATGAGCGCGGAATCATTCCGAGAAGCACATCAGAATCTAACTTTGTATTATATATTCCGAGATTTCCATTCGAGCTTAGGCCAATCCAACGGGCGTTATTTGGATCTCGCCGGGGAACATTTCAGACAATATCATCACGCGTGGAAACAAATAAATTTCATTTATGATTTTGATCATTCCGGAACTTCTGAATCTCCAAATCAAAGAGTAGCCAAACAGCCTGTAATTTATCTTTGTAATCCTGGCAGCTCACGAGGCAGAAGAAGATAATGGCTGTAAAATTCTCCCAAGTTAGATCAGAAATAGCTTCCAAGGTTGGTTCCCTTCCTGGCTTTCAACAAACAAAGCATAGCCCGGACTTCTTTGGTAGAACGGAAAACACCGTGGCCAATTTAGCTTTTGGGGTCAAATTAGCATCTTCAACCGCGATGGAAGAAAGACAAAGAAGATCCGTGGGGGTATATGTTTCCACTCCGGTTCAAGTGATCTTTTCGTATCGGCTCAGACCGCTAGATATATATCCAACTGACTACGATCTTTCAATGGATACCGAACAAGAAGTGATCCAAAAGGTCTTAGAAGCTTATTCCGCTAATAACGAATTTACTATAAGATATGAAGGTTCAACTCGTGATGTCACAGAGAGCCAAGAATATGTTATAATCACACTAGAATTTATCGCATTACACACAATACAATAAAATATAACAGGAGATTAACATGGCTTATTCAGTCGTACCGAAAACAAAAAGAGATGGTAAAATAGAGCTAATCGATGGAACTGGTTCCCCAGTGATTCTGGAAGTAGCTTATGAAGATGGAAACTTCTCTTTTTCAGAACCAAATGAATTTAGTGAGCTTGTCGTAATGGATCGTGGTAATTTCTCCGCAATTCGAAAACAAGATCAGCAAGCTATTACTGGATCATTTTCTTTCCATTTCCGCCAATTTACTGATGGAGCGGAAGCCGGATCGGTTAGAGATTTTATCAATAAATCCGGGAATTATAGTGCTAATATTTCTACTGGTGTAACCGGGGTGCCTTATGTAGAACATTACTGTATTGATTTTAGATACACCGCGGAAGGAACTGATTTTGGCGATGATGCGGATCATACTGTTACATTATCAAAATGTGTTTGTTCTTTGGATTTTGCGGAAGGTGATCCAAGTGCTTTCACATTGAATTTCACTTGTTACGGTGGTTCTGTCGTTACTGGGCCAGTTTAATATTAACAGCTTTTAAAGAGGTACAAAATGAAGCTGAATTTAAAAAAGTTAGGAGAACACGAAATCCACATGCCGAAATCTTTGGCTACTTGTGTGGATTTCGTATCTATCTGGGGAAGCGAACCAAACCGGGCCCAGCTTGGCCGCCTTTGTGCTGCAGCGATAGCCGTGGGAGTAGATCACGCGAAAATCTTGCCGGCTTATAAAATAGCTAGTGGTGATCCTATATTGTTTGGTCACAAGATAATGGATAGGCTTTTGGGAAGTGGTGTTCTGTTATCGGATGTCTATGAAATGGGATCTCTTGTTCTAGTCGAAATGATGAAAGCAATTCCAACGGAAGATGATGTGGAGCAAACCGCAAATTTTTCCTAAGTGCTAAAGGATCACTTGATCTTTTAGCGATTCGCATTTCTAAGGACTGGAATCAAGATCCCGAATGGTTTTATAGTTTAAGCCAAGAGAACCAGGTTAAGATTCTAGCGGATTATCGTTTGGCACATTCAAGCCCGGAACAAATAAAAGATAGGCGATCGGCCTTGAAAAGGGCTAGAATGGAAGAAATGATCTCCAAAGAAATCGGAAAATAAAAATGGCAAAAAACTACAAATCAGGAAATTCAACCGTGGGAATCTCGGAAGATATGGAAGAAGTATTCTTGGATTTTCTGAAAACCGTAGCGCCCGGAGCTGAAAAAATTATGGATGAACAATTATCTATAATTGAAAAGGAAGCTCGAAAAGATTGGCCAAAAAGAAAGCCTATGATCCGGAAAGATAATGAAGGGAATATCGTATTTTTCCGAAGGACTTCTAAGAAGTCATATCAAAAATTTAGAAGGGGGATCAGGGTTACAGCCAATGGGCAAATTGAGGTCTTTCTTAGGAATGACGCTCCCTACTCTTGGGCGATAAAATTTGGAGAAGATTCTAAAAATAAAGATGGAAAAGAGATCATATTACCACAAGGTCGAAGGGCAGCTACTGAATTATTGGTTAAGCCGTTAAATAAATCTTCCAATAAAATTGTAAAAGCATTAGCGAATGATCTAATGAAAAGGGTGTAATTATGGCGACCGAAAAGAAAAGCATTGAAATTTCATACAAGGCCAATATTTCCGATTTAAAAGCTAAATTGAAATCAATCCCAAATATCACAGATCAAGAAGCCAAGAAGATGGTGGCCGCTCTTGACAGACAGCTCAAACAAGCCGAAAAAGCTGCTAAGAAATCTTCTGAACAAAACAAGAAATCAGCCCAAGCCGCTTCCAGATCAGCCACAAGAGGAGCCAAAGAATTTGATCTAATGGCACAATCGGCCGCTAGAGCTGAGCATAAAATGGAGGGCGTGGCAGATGCAAGTGGAGATATCGACCGCGGTTTTTCTTCCGTTGGTTTAGCTCTTAGAGAAGTGAATCCACAATTGGCGGAAGCTGCTGATGGTCTGGCCGATACTTTTGCAGTAGCCGAAGGATTGACAATGTCCTTCAAGAATCTAAATCCTTATGTGGTCGCCGCTGCTATTGCAATCGGAGCGCTTACACTAGGATATCAGTCTCATAAAAAAGAACTAGAGAGAGTAAAACAATTAACTCTTGAATACAGGGAAGCTCAAAAGCTTTTGATTAATACCCAGAAAGACCAAGAAAATAACCTGTTAGAAGCCGCTTCTACTTATAGAGAATTAGAAGAAAGAATCGATTTTGTAACCGGGGCAATTGGTGAATATGAATACGCAATTAAACAGGCACAACGGGCAGCTTTTGAAGGGATAGAAGATAATATTCAGGCACAAGAAACGCTAATCCAAGAAAAGAAAAGAGAATTAGATTTAGTAAATCGCTTAGGTAATTCAGCCTTAAAGCTTGGATCATCTCAAATGGTGATTTCCGATGAACAGAAAGAGCAATTGAGAACGCTACAATTACAAACAAGCTCCGCGAGTAACAATTTAGATATTACCCAAAAGGGAACAAAAGAAGCCCAAGCCTTATTCCAAATGTATGAACAGGCTAAAAATCAATTAGCGGAAATGGAAAAGAATTTGGGTGGCCTTAATAAGATGCAAGAAGCATCGGTGGAAATGGCTGGCCAATTGGCTGATTTTGAATTTGAACAGGCAGAAGAAGCCGAGAGATTAGCCGAGGCCGAAAAAGATAGAAATGAAGCTTTGGAAAGAGCTGTTTTGTTAGCAGAAAGAGAAGCTCAAATATTAGGTGATATAGAAGAATTCAGAAGAAAACAAGCCGAATCTGAAAATGCTATTTTGGCCGCAAGAGAACAATTATCTGATGAATTGATAAAGATTTCCGGCTCCGAAATAGATCAAATTAATCTAAAATATGATAAGGAAATTGAACGGCTCCAAGAGCTAGCCGAAAAGGCAGAAGAACAAGCTGGAGTACAAGAAGCAATTGATAATATAGAGGCGGAAAGAAACCAGGCAATTCACGAGACAAGAATAGATCAGCTTGACAAGGAAAAGAAGAAATCTTTAGATGTGGCCCATCAAACATTCTTAGCTTATTCTGATATGTTAGGTGGAATTGCTGATCTTGTGGAAAGTAATGCAAAAGATGAAGGAAAAGCGGCGGCCAAGGTTTTCGCGCTCCGCCAAGGTGCTGCATTAGCTGAAACGGCGATGAATACAGCCAAGGGAATTGTTAATGCTTTGGCCACTTATCCAGGACCGGGCGGAGTGGTCTTGGCTTCTTTGATTGGAGCTACCGGGGCGGCACAAATGGCCACAATTAGCTCACAACAACCACCAAGCTTTCACATGGGAGGAATGGCCAATGATGAAATGGGCGCGAGAGTCCTCAGGGGTGAAGCTGTATTGGATCGGGCTACTGTTAGAAGAATAGGTGGAGAGCAAGGCGTAAAACAGTTACAACAGGGTAATAATGGCGGTGAAGTGGTCGTGG